GCATGCGATCGAGCAGCTTGAACGCCGACTCCTCGAGCGACAGCTTCGTGGGCTCGAGATGCTTCCTGGCTGCGTCCCTGGCTGCGTCCCAGGCTGCGTCACTGACTGCGTCCCTGGCTGCGTCCCTGGCTGCGGCCCAGGCTGCGGCCCAGGCTGCGTCCCAGGCTGCGTCCCAGGCTGCGGCCCAGGCTGCGTCCCTGGCTGCGTCACTGACTGCGTCCCTGGCTGCGGCCCTGGCTGCGTCCCTGGCTGCGGCCCAGGCTGCGGCCCAGGCTGCGTCCCAGGCTGCGTCCCAGGCTGCGGCCCTGGCTGCGGCCCAGGCTGCGTCCCAGGCTGCGTCCCTGGCTGCGTCCCTGGCTGCGGCAATCGAAACCACAGAGGCATCGAGGCGCGCAGGGCTATCGATAGGCGGCAGTTGCTCGAGCGCTTCGGCCTGTGCGTCGAGCTTCGCGAGACGCAACCACGCCGCGGTATGCACGCGCACGAGCCAGTCCGCGGCCATCCATCCGCGCGCCTGCTCGATCTCCGGCGTCGCCGCGGTGCCGACGAGCTGCGGGATGTAGGGCTTCAAGCGCTGGCGCCCTGCGTCGTCGAGATCGTCATTCCACCGACGCATGAACGCGGAGATCACGGGCGACGCGCACGCGGGAGAGTCAGAGTGCCGCTCGCCCGCGACGTATGCGACGGCCTCCATGACGCAGAACTCCTTCGCCTCCGCGCCGTCATGCGAGCCACGCAGCAGCCTGAGGCGCTCAATCTCCGTGAGTCGTTCTTGAATAACCTCAACCATCTCACCCTCCAACCACGTCGGTGACGTGCTTCTCCGGGATGCGGAACGGGGACGCCTTTCGATACGCCATCTCGCCGAACACGGCGTCGAAGAGCGCTCCCGGCGCGTGTTCGGCCAAGGCCTCGACCAACGCGACGGCGTACATGCGGTAGTAGGCCCGCGCCGTCTCTTCCCAGCGGTCGCCCTTAAACTCCGGGATGCTCACCTCGAAGTGCATACTCAAGACAGCCGGCGCCCCGTCAGCCATGGGTAGGCTCACGTTCTTCCTTCTGAACAGGCGCTTAGACATCTGTCACCTCGTCTTCCTCTCGTGCCTTGAGCACGTTCGCCTCCCCTTCACGACGATGTGCACCCACGTGAGGCAATCCGACCGCCAGCACTTCCAGCGGACCGCCGAGACGAACCGGCCTGGCGGGCTCCACGTGCTTTTACGAGGCACGCTCCCGCCGCCGAACTTCTTGAATCACGTCCCACATCGTTTCGCGCGGCGAGAGCCCGCGGACCATGCGCCGGCGGAGCGCGTCGACATCCACGTCCTGCCGCGAGAGGATTCGTCTCCCGTCGGCCTCGCGAACCTGCCGCAGCAACATGTCGCGCACCGCGCTCGGATGGACGTGCGGCTCCTGCTCCAGCAACCCGAGCGTGCGGAGCAAGGTCCTCACCTGCCCCCGGCGCCTCATCTCCACGTCCTGGTCAGCGCCACCGCGTAGAGCGCGATGACGCACGCGACTGCCGCCGCGCAGAGGACCGACTTCCACCAGACGCGCTGGGAGATCGGCGGCTGTCGGAGCGCGTCACGCTGGTGCGCTTCTTCCCAGATGCACCGCAGGCAGTTGTCCGGGTCGTGACCGTGATCGAGAGTCGGCATCTACTTCCTCCACTCGGCCAGGGCGGCACGCGCCGCAGCGAATCGACGGTGCATGACGCACTCGCCGCTGGCCGAGGCGGAGCACGCCGAGCACGGGGGTGTGGGGGCGAGCTCGAGGAGCAAGCGAAGGGCGTATGCGAGGACTTCCCCGCGACGATGCACCTCCGTGAGCGACTTCATGGTCATGGTCAACCTCCCCGTCACGAAACGTCTTACCTCGCCGCGCCGTGCCCGGCCTCGCCGCGCCCAGCCAAACCGCGCCGTGCCTCGCCACGCCTTGCCACGCCTGCCCGGCCAAGCCGTGCCGCGCCGCGCCCTGCCAAGTCACGCTTCGCCTGCCTTGCCTTGCCATGCCCTGCCAGGCCATGCCGCGCCGCGCCAGTCCACGCCTGCCGCATCTCGCCGCGCCCGACCAGGCCTCGCCGCGCCATGCCAGGCCGGGACTCACCTGCCTTGCCGAGCCTTGCCCAGCCAGGTCGGGCCTTCCCTTGCCCCGCCTGCCTTGCCGCGCCAGGCCCCGCCCTGCCTTGCCACGCCGGGCCCTGCCACGCCACGCCTGCCGCATCACGCCGTCGGTTGCGTCTCCGTCCTGACCTTCTTCGCGAGCTTCGTCACACCGCGCCGCAGCCGGCCCAACCGCGGTTGAATCGTCGGGTCCGTCTCGGCCTCTCGGGCGAGCACCTCGACCAACAGCTCCGCGCGCCCGAGGATGCTCTCCGCCCGCTCGAGCTCGTACACCAGCAGCGCAGCCGCCTCGTCCGGACTTCGCCTCAACTCCGGCAGGGAGACGTAACCCTGCTCATCGCCGGCCGACTTCGGGTCACGCACGTACCTCACGCACTTCAACACCCTGTTCTCGGTGGTGATCTCCACGGTGATGGTCCGGATGAGCATGCGCGCCTGCTCGAGCCGGTACTTGTGCGCCGCAGTGTCGTCGTTCCAGTCGAACCACCCGTGCAGCGGACTCGACGGGTCCTCCGCCGCGTTCAGCACGTCTTCCGGCGTGAGCCGGCCATCGCGCTCGAGCTGCTGGAGCGCGAGTTCTGCGGCCTGACGTTCCTGCTCTGTTCTCATCGATTCACCTCACCTCACCTCACCTTGCCGTGCCAAGCCGCGTCGGACCACGCCACGCCTCGCCCGGCCACGCCACGCCGCGCCTGGCCACGCCTGGCCAAGCCCGGCCGTGCCTGCCGTGTTGCCGCGCCGAGAGCGCGAGTCTCGACGCGGCATCGAACCTCACGCGATCTTGAAACCGCGCCGCTCCGACTCCGACGCCCACCACTTCAGCAACGCCAACGTGTCGCTGTTGTAGGGCTGCGGGTCGGCCAGCGCCTTGTCTTGCGCATCTCGGCCGCCCTTCTTGACGATTGCGTCCCAGCGCTTGTCGTCCTTGCCGACCAATTCGAACTGGCCATAGCTGAACTTGCCCTTCTCGGGTCGCCCGTCACCGACGCCACGCATGAGCCCGGCAGCGGCCAGCAGCCGCACGACCGTGATCTCTTTCAGGATCGGTGTCAGGTAGGTGAGGCTGAACTCGCACGCCCACTCCGGAACGATCGCGCGCGTACGCACGTCTGGCGTACGGTTCATGTCGGCCATGCGAGTCACCATCATCGAGATCTGCGGGATTCCGTAGATCGACACGGTGTCGCCCTCGACGTAGGTGAGTCGTCCGATCTGGGCTTTCGCCGCGCCGGGGATGTCCTTCGCGGCGTCGGCCAATGCGGCCTTGAACGCCACCGAGGGAAACACGATGCGTGTGGGTGCATCGTTCGTCATGGACCGGTAGACGCTCGACCGATACTCTTCAGGAGGGTTGTGCTTGAGCGTGGCCGCTCGCTCGGCCGCGTTCTTCTTCGAGGGCAGCAGAAGGCCTTCGATGATCTTCTTCGACATCGCATTGAGAACGAGCGGCGTCTTCCCTAGCAGGCGCACCGTCAACCTGCCCTGCGTCATTTCCATGATGTCGATGGACTCTTCAGTCTTCTTTTTGGCAACCATTCGCATCTCCTTCAGTGCGCCGCTCAGGGCGCTTTTGGATATCGCCTTTCGTGGTCGATAAACTGCTGCAGATCTTCGGCGGCAGTCCGAAGTCCGGGTCCCTCTCATCGGGCGCTTCCATCGTGATCACCACGCTTGTCAGCTTCATCGCCGCCTCGCCTGCCAAGCCAAGCCTCGCCTGGCCCAGCCATGCCAATCCCGGCCGCATCCGGCCAGGCCCGACCGCGTCCTACCCGACCGCGCCCGGCCGCGCCTCATCTCGACCGCCTTGCCGGACCAAGCCACGTCCGACCACGCCTCGCCGAACCACGTCACGCCTGCCGTGCCCAGACCAGCCGCGCCAGGCCACGCGTCGCCCCGCCTTGCCAGGCCCAGCCGGGCCGGGCCAGGCCCAGCCGCGCCTCACGAACCTGAATCCCGACGTGCACGCATCCTTCCGAGCTCGAGCTGCTCGCGCACGCAGCGAGCCAGCGCCTCGTCAGCGAACTCCTCGACGATTGCTCCGTCGGGGAACCGGATGACCTGGTGCACGAGCGTCGCTCGCGTCACAACTCTGAACCCCGGCGCCGGGGCGAAGTCCCGGACGATCGAATCGACGGATGGCGCAAGCGTCGCGTCACGCTCCCGCTGGCGCGGTGTGGTCGAGTCGAACCCACGCCAGGCAAACACGAGCAAGGCCAGGGCGATGAGCAGGCCGAACACCACGACGATCGCCAGGAACGTCAGCGCGATGTTCCAGAGGGCGTGGCCATCGTCGGCGCTCATTCGCCAGCCCCCGAGCTCGCCGGCGGCATGGCCCGCGCCTTGACCACGTGCGCGATGAGCTGCGCCTGGGCGATGGAGCGGTGGCAGCGTATGAACGCGAATTGCGCAACGCGTCGGAGATGCTCCAGCGACTCCTCGTCGGTGCACTCGCGGATCAGCTCGCAGTCGGCGATCTGCGCGACGACATCGGGCCAGCCCACTGGGGAGAGTGTTCCGGGCGCCGGCCCGACGATGGCCACGACCCAGACCGCGTTCATTGGCACGTAGCGCACGACGTCCCCGGATTTCATCTCTTTCTCATCTCCTCTGCGCCCTGGGCCGGCAGGTCCGAGGTGGAAACGCGGCGACGTGAGAGCGACCAGGCCTCGATGTCGTCGATGTGATAGGCGATGCCGAAGTGGTCGCGGTACGTGGGTCCATTGCCCTTGACCCGGGCTTCCGCGAGCGACTTTTCGCTGCATCCGATGTAGACGGCGGCCTCGGCGGGCGAGAGGTACGGGCAGCCGAGGCGGCGGCGGATCTCGGCGTTCCGCCGTGCGTTCCGTTGCTCATGAGACATCGGCCGGTCTCGGGCGGCCGCCAGGTCTTCCTGGATCTCGCCCCTGTCGCGCGCGGGAAACGATCGGCGCGGCATCAGCGGTCCCGTTTCGCTTCGCGCCTTGCCGCCCGGCGGTCGATCGACTCGATGCCGATGACGGAGAGAGCCGCGATCTTCACCAGGCAAGTTCGATACGCCTCTTCCCTGTCAACGGTGAGCGGCCCGGCGCTGAAGTAGGAGGCCGCCTTGAGGTAATCGGCGATGACGACGAGCCACCGCGCCGGCGACTGCCCGCCGTGCTCCGCGTCCTGGGCCACGCGCGCCGCCAGCACGTCGTCCAGCCACCCAGGAAGTACACGTCGGTGACGGGCGTCGGGATGGCCTGCCCGCTGCTGTTCCGCCAACGGCTTCTCGATCTCCATTTCGCCCTCCGAACTTGCCGAAAGAGACACCTACGGCCTCGCGCGGGACACCCGCGCCTGTTTAGGTCGTGCGGCTTCTGCTCGTTGTTCGCGAACGCCGTGGTGCGCCGAAGATCTCCTCGAACGAAACCGGCCGTTGAACTCGCCGAGAGAGATAGGCGAGAACATCGAACGCCGTGGCGTGGCTCGGACTCGACTCCTCATTCACGAGCAGCGCAACGAACGCCGTGGTTTTCTTGATGCCACGGGCGAGGTCGGCCTGGGAGAGCTCGTGGCGCGCCAAGAAAGACTTGAGTGGCCGGCCGGATCGCTTAGTCACGCTGCGCACTTTAGGCGCTGCGCCAAGCGCGTGTCAAGGATGAATTAGTGTGCTAAGGTTGGCGCGCTAAGGTGGACTTGATGAGTAATGATCAAACGCCGCGTAATGAATGGCTTGACGGCGTGAACGACCGCATCTCGAAGGCGATGGAGTCCAACGGCTTAAGCCAACGAGAGCTGGGCCACAAATTAGGCATCAGCGGATCTGCAGTTGCCCAATGGGGATTGCGAGATGCGAGCTTCACTCATTGGTGGCGCCTGGCTTGCCTGGCAGACGCCCTCGGCGTGAGCGTCGATTGGCTCCTTGGGCGTCCGGGCGCACCGAAACCGGCGCTCGGCGTCGATCCGCGACTCGTTCGCCGTCTGACTCGTCAGGTTGAGGAGCTCGTGAAGTCGACGGATATGATGAAGGCGTCTCTTCACCTTCCTCCTCCGCGCAATTCGAATCGCGAAGAGTAGCTCTCAGCGCATCCACGATCTCGAGCAAAAGACGCTTCACATCCCGAACGGCCACGACATCAACTTTCTGTTGCGTCCGGTTGGATCGGGCCATCATCCATTCCCCCCCCCGTCGTACCGCGCAAAATGGGCGCCGCGCCGCCGTCGAGTCGGGTCTTCTTCAGGCGCAAGAGAATGGCGCGAACAGGTGGGGCCCGGCTCGATGGTCGTCGCCGAGATTCAGGCTACGGCGTTATACGCGCTTTCCGTTTCCCTGGCAAGGGTCTTTCCACGCAACATGTATTTTTGTCGCGACATTTAATTCGCCATCAGTTCGCTTTTCTTATACGTCTATTAAGCCGGCCCTACTTGCTGCACGCGTGGTGCTGCGAAGAACTCGAGGATGCCTTCGATTCTCTTTCGAGGGATGGGATACTCCTCCTTCTCCCACCTCAAGATAGTGCGTTCGTCAACACCTAGTTCCCCCGCGAGCGCGCGCCGGGTCAGGCCGGCTAGGAGCCTCCTGCTCCACAGCTCGGTGCCCGTCAACGTCAACGGCGCGGACTATACCACCGGGGATATTAGGAAGAGCGGACCAAATTCCGTGGCGATGATCGCGAAAAATCTACGCCGATTTCTCGCCGCGGAGGTGGGCCATGCACGTCTTGTCGCTGATCATCGGCCGAATGCTCTGGTTGCTGACGCTGGCCGGCGCAGGCCTCGCGGCGCTTCAGGTCGGCTACGTGCTGATGCGTGCGACCGGTGCACCGCAGGAGGCCCTCGGGCACGGCGCTGGCGCTCGCCTTCGCGATCATCCCGTATGTGCCTCGCTCGAGCATGGGACGAGTTCACGAAGCCTGGGCCCGAGGAGGACGAGACGATACGCCGCCGGCGGAAGATCGCGCCTGCCCCTCCGGCTGGTGCTTAGGGTTTGGGCAGGGCAGGCTCACGACGGATCATGCTCGGCGTCTGTCCGTCAGCCATCGGCGGAACTCGGCCTCGAGCGCCCGAGGCTGCTTCCGAGAGAGATCGCATCGGAACCGCATGCCGCGCGTCTTCGCCAGGATGTCGCGCTTACTTGTGCCGGCAATCGTTGCCATTTCGTCACCGGTGATCACCCGGGCCGCGGTCGGTGCAACGGCGGTCGGAACCTCGGCGAGCCGCAGGCGCACGCGGGCCTCGAGCTCGACCAGGCGGCCGAGGACGGCCGGCAGCTCTGCGCGGTCAACCGTATCCAGGTTATTCGAGAGATCCTGGAGAAGTCCCGAAACGTGCCGGCTCACCGTGCTGCACCAGGCTGCCGCGTGAGTGCGGCCGATAGCCGCTCCGCCGTGTCTTCCGCGGCCTGGAGCAGGTGACCGGCGGCAAGATGCGCGTAGCGGTCCGTCGTCTGCGGATTCGAGTGACCGAGCAGGTCCCCGATGCGCTTGAGATCCTGCCCCTCCAGCAGGCCCGTCGATGCGAACGTGTGCCGCAGATCGTAGAGGCGCACGTCCTTGAGGCCGGCAGCCTCGCGGAGGTCGTACCACGCGTTTTGAACGCTCGTCACGCGCATGTGTCCCGTCTTCCGCTTCGCGTGCCTGAAGTTCGGGAACACGTATGGCGCATCGGGGTCCGCCTCCTTCCTCCGCGCCTCGAGGATCTCGCGCGCGGGTCGTGGAAAGAACAGGGCGAGCTCCCGTTCCTTGCGCCTGATGACCGCGGCCTCGAGGCGGTCGCCCGGGAAATCGGACCACTTCAGGCGCGCGAGCTCGATCGGTCGCGCCCCGGTGTATAAGAGCAGGTGGATGAATTGCGCTGTGATGGTGGCGCGCCCGGCGAGGATAGCCCCGAGGTCGTGCAGCTCCTCGGGCGACAAGAATCGTCGGCGCTTCATCTCCTTGAACCGTTTCACATCGAGGCACGGGTTGATGTGGGCGCGCGGAAGAACGCCCCACGCGCGCGCCTGGTTGAACATGTGGGAGAGCAGCGTCAGGCAGCGGTTCGCATTGACCTTCACGTGGCGCCGCGCGCGATGAAACTCGCCGATCTGCGTGTGGCTCACCTGGTCGAGACGCAGCGCGCCGAGCTTCGGAAGGATGGTGCTCCCCAGGAGCCGGCGCTCTTCCTTGACCTGCGCCGGCACCTTATGCACCACCGAATGCTCTTCGATGTACCTCGCCGCGAACTCGCTCAGCGTGGGCATGGCCCGCGCCTGGCGCCTCACCTGCGCTGGATCGCGACCCGCATGGACCTCTCCGATCAGGCGAACGGCCTCCGCGCGCGCGAGATCCACGGTGAGTGTTCGCTTGGCGCCGGTGACGGGATCGGGCGTCCACGGTGCGCCGTGCTCGCCGATCGTGAGCCATCGTCCGCGGCCCGAGCGTCCGGTGCCTTTCTTCAGCGTGTAGAACCGGCGGCCGCTCGAACGCACGCGCAGGCCGAAGCCGCGCACGTCGGTATCCCATACAGTGCGTCGCGCGGCATCGACCACTTTCTTCGTCAATCGGACAGGCAATCAGGGCTCCTCGATCCCGGGCTACCTCTGGGCTACCTCCGGGGCCCGAATTATGCGGAAAACAGGGGGGTCTATCAACCGGCTAAATCCGCATAACATGCTGTTTTGCCCGTAAGTTACTGATTGGTATAGGACCGATAGGTCCAGTCTTAGAAGCTGGTGGCGAGTAACCCTCCCATGTGGGTTCAAGTCCCACCGCCCGCACCACTTACAGCCAGACAGACACAACGGCAATTCCGATCCGGGCTACCTCTGGGCTACCTTTTGCGGCGCCAATACCGCGTGTATCATCCCGCCCGTGCCCTTCCCGCGACCGCGAACCGATCGACAAAAGGCTCTGATCATCGCAATCGCCGCGGCCGCCTGGGTGGCCGCCATGGTGGCCTACAGGCATTTCACCGCGCCGCCGCCACCGACGGTCTACCCATACACGACCGAGCTCCTGGACAGCACCGGCGCCAGGGTCTCGAACTCCGCCGGCCCGCTGCAGCTCCGGCTGGACCCATTCACGCTGTATCGCCACCAGCCGAACCAGCGCACCCCGTTTTTCACGATCAATGAGCGTGGGTATCGTGGCGGGTGCGAGGCCAGGCCCGGTCAGCCGAACGTCGTCGTGCTCGGAGGATCCACGGCGTTCGGCTTCGACCTCGAGGCAGGCCTCGAGCGCGAGGCGTTACCGGCGCAGCTCGGCCGGCTGATGCCCGACTACCAGCTCCACAACGCCGGCGTCGTGGCGTGGCTCTCCGGCCAGGAGCTCGCGGAGATGGTCCACTACGCGGACGAGCTGGCGCCTCGCGCCTATGTGGTGTTCGACGGGTGGAACGACGCGTTCCTGCAGGCGTACGGCCGGCCGGAGGTCGCCGCGCTTGGTTACCATTGGGGTACGTTCTTCGTCATCGAGGGCCAACTTCGAAAGGCCGTTGGTCTCGCGGCCGTCAAGCCGACCCCTGGACGTGGACCGCACCGAAACGGCGAGGTCACGGCGGAGTACCTGAAGAACCACGAGCGGATGGCGGCCTTCGCGCGCGCCCGCGGGGCGGTCATCGTGTTCGCATTCCAGCCGCACGGCAGTCGAGAGCAACCGCAGAGCGCCGAAGGATGGCGCGACATGTTCCTCAGGCGCTACCCGCAATTCGAGAGCGAGTACGCCGCCCAGGTCGAGGCCGCCCTCGGGCAATGCCAGAAGCTCTCGCTCGAATGCATCGACATGCGGACGACGACCGCATTCGCCTCTTCCTCCGAGGGGATGTTCTTGGACCTGGTTCACCTGACGCCACGAGGGCACGCCGCGGCGGCCATGGTGATCGCTGACCGGTTGACGGCGCTGCTTGCTCGCCGGCCCTAGCGGGCCACCGCCTCGACGTAGACGTTCCCCGCCGTCGCCACCGTCGCGAGCGGGGTGCCGTTGCGAATGGCGATCGGATCGCGGCCCCGACCATGCGCGAGCACGTTCCCCACGATCGAGACGCTGTTCACCTGGCCGCCGATCCAGATTGCGCTGTCCGTCGCCGCGTTGACGTGGCTTCCCGTGATGGTGATCCGCGAGGTTGCGGCCGGACCCGGCTGGTAGACCACGAAACCGTACTCGCCCGCCGAGGTCCAGCAGTTGGAGAACTGCACCGACTGGACCCTCGACACGCCGCCGAGCTCGAACCCTGCCCGCACCACACGGTCCGCGAACGTGCCCGAGAACCACAGGTCCCAGATCTCGACGTTCGGGTCGGACGATCCGACCCACACGCCGGTGTCGTGCGTCTCGATGGCCACGTCGGTGAGCCATGCGGAGTCGAAGCCCCCCACAAAAGCAACGCCACGCGTTCGGGCCCCCGGCGAATTGCCGTTTAAATGCGTCCGGGTGACCCACAGGCCGGCCTGGCCGTTGACGACCAGCCCGTCGCCCCATGAGCCGAACCGCCCTCCGATGATGCGCAGGACGCTCGTCCCCGCGACGCCAGGGCGACCCATTACGACCGCGTGCTGCACGTGGTCGATAGAGACGTCGCGAATCATGGTCCGGATCGCGCGGTCCACGTAGATCCCGACGCGCTCGCTCGGGTGCACCAGGCCGCCGTTGATCTCGAGATCCTCGACCACCGTGCCCATGATCGCTTCGCCGCCACCGATCGAGATGACCTCGCTGACCTCGTGGCTCGCGGGCACATACAGGTGCGTAGCCGAAGGCCCCGCGCCCTGCAGCGTGATCCCGGAGCACCGGATCAACAGCGGCTGTTGAATGCGATACCAGCCCGGACCAATCCCAACACGCCCACCTCCGGTCCGGCATGCCGCGTCGATGGCCGCCTGGATCCGAGCGCCATCCTGTATGGTGCCGTCTTCCGAGTGGCCGCCCGTGAGAGTCGTCAGCACTACCGCGGCGGCCATGAGCCGGGTCATCAGAACCACTCCCAACTATCGATAAGAACCGTGTACGCGTCGCCGGTGACCTGGGTCATCACGACCGGGGCCTTATTGATCACCGGGCCCACCGCCGCGCCCCCGATGGTCGACATGGAAAGAACCGCCGCGCCGCCGAATCGCACTGTTGAGTTCGTGGCATATCCGGTATCGGCGGGGGCCACGAGCATGTTGCGAGTACCTGTCGCGGAGCTCAGGTAGAGGAACCACCAGCTCTTGGTCGCGACCGACGGAAGATAAGGGGTGACATCCATCAGGCTGGGACTCGTCACGGTGCCACCGAGGAGAAGGTTTTGCGACACGAGTGGCGTGACAAGGCGGTCCAAGGCGAGGAACGGGACGAGCTTGCTGGTGGCGTCGTTGCGCACATATCCAATGAGCGCGCGCTGGTCGTAGCCCGTTGGCATGACGACCGCTGTTGCCGGAGGCTCGACCCAGAGGCGGAAGTTCAGATCTGTGGTCGAGCCCGACCACACCGTGCCGTTGTAGCTCTTGCGCTCGCCGCGCGCGTACGCGTCGGTGCTGTTCTGGTTGACGTCGACGTAGTTCGACGCGCTGACCGCGAAATCCCCGTAGAGCACCATGTGGTAGATGGTCCCGCTCACAAGCGTCGCCGGCGTTCGGAACACGAACACGACGGCGCCCTGCGTTGCCGGGGCCGCCACCAGTTGAGACACGTCGATCGTCTGCGACGTGGCCAGTGCGGTACCCGACGGAGAGCCCGCGGCGTTGGCCTCGACCGTGAGCCACATCGAACCGGTGGGTGTGCCCTGCTTCCGAAAGAACATGCGCACGAATACGAGGGGCGCGCTCGCCGTGTCGATCTCGAAGCTTTGAGAGAGGCGCTCGCGCACGGCCGAATCACGAAGCCCGATGAAACCGTCGTTGGTGTTGTGGCCCTCGTCCTCGAACCACTGCATGGCTTCGTGCAGCAGCAGGGCCTGCGTGCCGTCGCTCGACTTTCGAATCGCGTGGATCTCGTACCACTTCGATGCGCCCTCGACGCCGGTATCGAGTCCATTCGCGCCGCTCACCGCGATGTCCGCGGTCAGCACCGGCCACGCGCCGATGCCTTCCCCGTCGTTCATGACGATCTGACGCGCGCCGAGGAGCATGACGCGGCTCGGCGCGAGCGCGGCGTCGACATGCGTCCGGAGCTCCACGCCGCGGAACGAACCGCCCGAGGTATTCTGCGATTCCTTCAAGTGCAGGAGGTTGTCGCGCACGTGCGTATTGAGCAGGCTTTCCGTCGCGATCTCGCCTCGTACCCACGTCCGCGGCGTCGTCCACTGGGTCATGAATACCTCACAAGGGTCCGACGATGGTGGTTTCGCCGACCTCGGAGTGCCCCGCGATCCCCACCTGCCAATAGTCGTTCGGGTCTGCCGGCACGAGCGTCCACGTGCAGTACAGGATGTTGCCGGCCTGGATGTTCAGCGACACCGCGTTGATGTGGTGCTCGGCGCCGGTGAGGCTCAGGCCGGTCTGGATTTCACTGACGAGCACGCGGTCGCTGATCTCGCGATCGAGCGCGGCGTTCATGAGCTCGTCAGAACTGTTCGCCAGGAACGTGACCCCGGTGATGCGAGACTTCGCGATTTTGAAGAGGTCCATGATGTAGGACGCGGCGCGAATCCCGGTGTTCACGTCCGCCTGGTAGGGCATATCGAGGGTCTCGACGCGCTCCCCGAACTCGGCAATGCTCGCCGCGTCGCTCACCTCGGCCGTCACGTCGTCGAAGGTGTAGACGCCGCGGCCACGGATCTGCAGGAGGTTCACGTAGGCACCGTCGCTGCCGTTGTTCGTGAGCGTGACTTCCGCCGAGCTGCCGCCATCCACAGCGAGCACGGTGAAGTTGTCCGTCCGATCGGTCGGCAGGACGTTCGACGCGTAGATGAACAACACCTCGAGCTCGAGCAGCTCCGGCGTGGCGCCACTCCAGTTGAACGCGCCTCCCGCCTCGAGTGTTTTGATGCTCCCGATCGTCCACTCGCCGGCACCAGGGGGGGTCGGGAACTCCGTCTCGAACCATTCGATCCCGGCGGCGTAGGTGCCGGACGGCGGGCCGTCGAGGTCCACGTCGTTGAGACGGAGCCGCGGAAACCACGCGGTGAAGCGGACAGGATCCGGATCGTTGTGGCGGACATGCGCGCGCACCTTGACGCCCGAGACCGCGGCGTTGTTCGGCGCCGCGACGTCGGTGAGCGCGAACGTCGCGTACGCGAACCCGCCCGTCGGCGTCAGGCCCGTGGCGTCGTTCTGGTCCCCGGCATCCGTGGCGCTGCCGCTGAACCCTGTGTAGTGCCCGTTGGCCATGGGGCGGATGATCGTGGGCGTGTCGGGGGTGCCGACGGCCGTGGCCTGCACGGTGTCCATCAGGTAGTCGACGCCGGGCGTCAGGGGGATTTGCACGTCCAATGCGCCGATGCGCTCGGCGGGGTTCTCCGGGTCCTGGTAGTTGATGCGGATGGTGATCGACTCTCCCGGGGCGATGAGCGGGCGGTCCTCGAGGCGGCCCAGGACGACGAAGCCCGAATCGACACGACGGGGGTGGACGATCACGCGGATCTTGTTCACCACGTCACGCCGCGCGCGGGAGAGGCGCATGCCCATCATGGTTCCGCCGAGCGTGGCCAGAGGATCGGCGACGGCCAGCCGGGCGTAACGGTTCTCGAAACGCAGGGTGCCGTCCGCCTTCACGAAGACCTGGCCCAGCTCCGAGCGGGCGATCCGCGAGAACTCGGTCATCGCCGTGGTATCCCGCGTCGCATCGTTGGCGAACGGGTAGACGTCGCTCCCCTCGTCGAACTGCACGGCGGCCGGAGCCTTGGGCACCGCGTCGACGATGGCGGTCATCACGTCGTCGGCGCGCACGTCGGTCACGGTGGCGAGGCCGGTCAAACGGTGCGCCGCGGCCTCTTCCATCCAGTCGACGCAGCTCACCAGCGTCTTGCGCTCGCCCAGGTGGTCGGGCATCGGGATGATCTCGTCGATGGTCCCCTGCCATGCATTTCGCCAATGCCCCATGTGCGCGATGCGCAGTCGGACCCCGACGCCCAGGTCGAACCCCAGGCGCGCACTGAAATGGTCCGGGGAGTAATAGCCGGCCAGGGCGACGGAGTTGTCGACGGAGTTGTTCAGCGCAAACGAGAGCTTCCCGGTATCCGCGACGCGATCGTTCGGCCCGCTCCCCTGGATGCCGCGTTCGGCTCGGACGCTGTCCCCGTCGAGGACGTCGCGGCTCACGTCGGTCCAGTCCCCGCTCGGTCCGTCGAGCTGCATCTCGATTCGCCACTGCGGACGCTCGGCGGGCATCAGCGGCTCTGCTGCACCAGGTCGCGCGACACGATGGCGACGGCACGCGGCAGGCGTGCGATCTCGGCACGGAGCCCGCGCAGCTCCTGCAGCATCTCGTCATTGCCGCCCATGCTGACCGGCTTCTGCCCGGCCGCGGCCGCGACGCCGATATCGATGGAGCTCGACACCAGACTCTCGAGGGCGCCGGGGGTCATGACCGCTTCCCAGTCGTGGAGCATCACCGGCGTCCCCGTGCCCCAATACTCGAGGTTCGGACTGCCGATGGCGCGGCTCTCCAACTCTTCGCCGCCACCGCCGCCGCCCCTGAGGTTGGCGATCGGCTCCATGTTGATCTCGCCGGGCCGGTGCCCTGATTCCGTGTACTCGGTGTGGACACGGAACTTAATGTCCTTCGGCAAGGCGCCCATGGCCTCGGCAATCGAGACGATGGCGTCTCGCGTGTCGAGCATCGCGTCGCGCATGACCTCTTGCGCGCTCCGGTGCTGCTCGCCCACCGCGCCGGCGGCGACCGCCTGGTCGATGAGGTTCTGCGTCGTCTCGTCGACCTGCAGTCCCGTCTTCTGCTGAATCTCCCAGATCTTCTGCAGCTCGGGCTGCAGGGCCGCCACGGCCGCGGGGCCCTCGACGCCTTCACGTGCGAGGGCCTCGATGTTGGCGCCGATCTGCGCCGTGATGCCGGCAAAGGTCTCCTGCGTGAGGAGGCCCATGTTGTTCATGTTGACTAGGGCGCCCGAGAAGCTGCCGATGCCGGAGACAAGCGGGCCCGTAACCTCGTCGGTGAAGATGCCGACCTGCTGCTCGAGGGCCAGGAACGCAGCGCTTCCCTCGAGGCCGGCGGCGGTGAGCTCCTCGCGCATCGCCTGGATCGCCGGCGTGATCTGGCCGATCGCCTCCGCCTGGGAAAGGCCGGCCTCGCGCATCGCGGCGAAGTCGCCGACCAATGCGGCGGAGATGCCGGTCGCCGCGCCCTGGCTGACGAGCCCAGGTCCGCCCTTCTCCCGGCTGGCCTTCAGCGAACCCAGGCCCCCCGCGAGGTTGCCGGCGAGCCCCGTGGCCTGGCCCTTCATGAAATCCTGCAGGGCCTCGCTCTCGAGCCCGAATCGTTTCGCGAGGTCGACGAGCTCCTTCAGGCCATCGCTGGCAAGCCCGGTCGACTTCGAGATATTGGCGGCCGCGACTTCGCCGAAGACCTCGTCGAACACATCGCCGGCCTGTGAGAGCGAAAGCTTTCCCTGCTCGACGGCGCTGAACAGGTCGCGCACCTTGCCCGTGGCTGCGCCGGTGCCGAACTTCTCGACGCCACCCGCCTCGCCGAAGATCGCGCCAAGATTCGACAGGGCGCCGGTCTCGATGTCGCCGCCGAACTTCTCCTTCGCGTCCTTGTCGATCTGCTCCGCCAGGCCCTCGGAGATCTTCGTACCCCAATGCTTGCCCACGTGTTCGAAGGCGCTCGCCTTCGTGATGAGCGCATCGGCGACGGCTTTCCCGAGACTGAGGCCTATCGATGCGATCTGACCGATCGTCGCGGCGTTCCCCAACAGGCTCGAGAGGCCCTTCGTGCTGAACAGTCCGGCTCCGCCGGTGAGGCCATCGGCCATACCGGTTTTGAGCGTCTTGAGAGCGCCGCCGATGCCCGCGACGCCGCCGAGGATCTTGCTACCGAAGTTGCTGCCGAGGATCTGCGTGATGTCCGCGATGGCCGCGAGCTGCTGGTGCCAGTCGACCGTCTTCTCGTTGACGGCGTCCATGCTGTCGGACGTTTCCTTCATGCTGATCTTCAGCGGCCGGAGTGCCGTCGGCCACATCGTTCCGCTCGCCAGCTTGGACAGTTCGAATTGCAGTCCCGTACCGCCCGAAGGCATGAGCTCCTGGATGCCCATCGGGGTCGCCTTCGGGAACGCCATCCCCTCGGGCCGCTGACGTTTGACGATCTCCTTCAGAGCCGCAAGGGCGACGTCGTTGCCGGGGCCACCGGCGTACTTGGAGAGGTCCTTGAGTCCCGTATCGGTGAACGAGGCCACGCCCTTCGAACGGAGGATGCTGCGGTCGATCGCGGCCGCCTCGGCAATGCGCGCGCCTGTGAGCTCCTTCTCTCTCGCGACGAGTTTCTCCGTGGCTTTGTCGGCGGCCTTCTTGGCTTCCTCCTCTGCCTTCGCATTGCGGAGGCGTTCGGCCATGGCAGCCTTCTCGGCCTCGAGCTCGACTCGGTGACGACCGGCCTCCGCTGGATTTATGGGAAGGGCAGGTGCGGCTTGCGCCGCGAACATCTGCAAAGGCAGCGTCACGCTCGCGGCAAGACCGCTCCCGACAAGACCGCCTCCTATCGCGCCGCTGGCCTGCAACCCACTCAACGCATGTACAGCAGAATCGAGGAACGAGCCCTTCTTCTTGTCAGCGCTGTCCTTAAGCGCCTTCCCGAGCCGCGTCATCGCCCCAGTGATCGCATCGATAGCGCCCACGATCGCGGGTTCCTTGCCGGCCGCAGCACCGAGTGCGACCCACATCTGATCCCAGGCGGCGCTCATTCCGTTCGTCTTCTGACGAAGTTCGTCGAGCTGACCGATTGTGTCCGCGCTCATCACGTTCGCGTCTTTCATCGCACCGAGACCGTCCATGATCAGCGGAGCGAGGTCAGCCCACGATTTACCGAGGATGTCGACCGCCGCTGCATTGCGCAGAGCTGGATCCTCGATCAGCTTCAGCTTGTCGGCGACGGCAACGAGTTGCTCCTCTGGAGCCATCTCCCGGAGCTGCGCCATCGACAGGCCCAGCGCCGTGAACTTCTCCGGCGCTTCGATCATCGCTCGCTGCATCTTGATGACAGCGCTGGTGACCTGCTCGAGCGAGACCTCGGCAAGGGCGGCGGCGTGTTCCAGGCGCTGCACGCTCTCGACTGACATGCCCGTCGCGATTGAGGTGTCCTTGATCTTGTCGGCCCAGATCGACGCGTCGTTGACGAGCTTCGCGAGGCCTGCGCCGGCGGCCACTACGGCTCCGAGGCCGGCCGTTACGGCAGCTAGCCCAACCGCTGCGACCATACCAGCCGGGCCGAGCGCCCCGAGCGCGGTGCCCAGCGAGCCGAGATTACCGGTCGCACGCTGGACCGTGTCCGTCTTGATCCCCTCGAATGCCTTCCCGACGCCGGCAGCGCTGGTGGCGATGTTCTGGAGCGATGCCGGAACTGTCCCGCCCGCAGAACGAAGGCCTTCGATCTTGCGCTGCAGGTTTCCGACCTGCACCTCGGTGAGCTTCGCAGTCCCACCGATCTTCTGCAGCGCGACTCCCAACTGCTGGAGCTGCGCTGTCGGGCGAACTCCCGTCAGCTCCTTGACGAGGCGATTGACGGAACGCTCCGCCGAGGTCGTGCCCTTCTCGATCCGCTGCTCCAGGAATTTGCCGAGCTGGTCGACGCTGATCTTTCCGTCCGCGACCGCCTTCTGCAGGCCTCGGATGTCGCCGGTGATCTCGAGCTTTATCCCGCCGATCGGCTGGTCAGCCATGCATCACCGCCCGATCCGCCGCTGCAGGATTGCAGCGAAGCGCTGCATGAGACGAGATCCGCCGTGGGCGTCGTCGGCTGGACGAAGCCAAGGCTGTGCCCTCATCTTCGACGTGCCGAACTCGAGGAAGTGGCCGATGTAGGCGCGGCTCCTCGACCCATTGACCTCGGGCCCGGGGATGCCGACGAAGACGCTGAACTCACCCTGGCCGGCCTCCGGGTTCGACCACGTGGTGATCTGGTCCCCGGTGCGCCCGGTCTTGCGTGCAATGGTCCCGCGCGCCGCATCGGCCACCGGACCCGCCGCCTCCATCGCGTCGCGACTGAGCTGCTGCTGGTCCTCGAACCGACGCAGGAGCCCGTCGAGGGCCGAGCTCGCAGTGTTCGTGACCTTCGCCGAGAGCTTGATCACGAGGGCCGCCTGCGCTTGAGGTTGTGCTCCTGCGCCCAGGCGCGCCAGAGGGTTGCCTCTTGATCGAGCGTCAGGGCCCGTGGCCGAGGGCCCGGCCTGGCCGGCAGAAGGCTCGACAATGCGGGGATGCCACCCTGTCCGAAGCTGGCGCCGGCGAGCGCCGCGGTATGCCATGCGTGCCACATCATCGTTCTGCGCTGCTCGTCCAAGCGCCATCGGTACGCCTGAATGAACATGTGCGTCTCCGTGATCGTGGCTTCCCAGAAGTCGGCGAGGAGCATCCCCGCGCGGAGGGCGGTCCTCAGGTAGTGGCCGTCGATTCCTTGTGGCTCGTCGTCGCCGCCTTCGCCAACAGCGCGGCCATCAGGGCCGCTTGCGCTTTTGGGTCCGGCTCATCCGCCGGGAACTGTTTCGGGCGCGAGAACGTCAGCGCGCGCTCGAGCGCATCACGCAACGACGGCTGCCCATCCGCAGGCCTCCAGTCCATGAGCTCGCCGACCTTCTCGATGGTCATCAGCTTGCCGTGATGCCGCGACAGGGCGATCAGATAGAACTCGGCCAGGGCGCGCTCGCTCGCGTTCACGTGATCGACGATGGCCTGGACGCCTTTCTTCTTGAACACCTCCTCGGCGCGCCACCACTCGCGATTGCCGATGCGAAGCGTGTACGTGTCGCCGGCGATCTCGACGGGCACGTCGCCGTACGCGTTCGCCGGCTCCGCCCCGCGATAGTCGCGCGGCATGCGCAGCGCAGCGATGGCGGCCATACCATCGTCGTCGAGGGCGAACGCCTGACCATCGATCAAGATCTTGATCTCGGCGGCCATGGGTCTACGAGAGCGTCGCGCTTTCGTCGATCTCGCCGTTCACTTTGTAAATGAACTCGAGCACCACCTGGCCGTCGATGTTCGATGGATCGATGGCAGCGCGCAGCGGCACGGCCTCGAAACCGAGGATGAGCTCGGGCACCACCGGGACAACGACGCGCATCTGGAAGTTGGTGGCGGCCGCCTTGTAACCACGAATGGCGAGCTGGCCCGGGTCGTCGGGAATGAAATTGAACTTCAGCGTCGGCTGGTCGCCGTCTCCGCGTCCCGTGATGTAGGTCTCGCGCAGCGCGTCCGAGAACGTCGTCTTGACGAGTGGCGCCGTGTCCCCCACGCTCGGGGGCGTGGTGCACTCCTTCGCCTGGATGAAACTGCCCGGGGTATCGGGGTCCTCGACGTAAATCTTGGTCCCCATCGTGTGCTTCGCGAGCGTCGCCGGCGTTGCCATGACATCCTCCTTCTGCGGGGCTGAATACCAGCCGACGCTGATTTACGAGCCGACGAGAATGACCTCCAGCTCCACCGAATCCGTGGTGGACATGTTCTCGAGCGTGAGCTGGTCTCCCGTGGACGGCGTGACGACGACGCCCTCGGCCGCCGGGAACACGTAGACGAACATGCCCCCAGGCCCGATGGGGAGCGCGGCGCCGGCGTTTCCCAGCAGCGTCGTAATGAAGCTGCCCTTGAGGTGGACGTCCTCGTCCTGCGTCGACGCCGCGGGCGCGCCGGTGCGCCGGACCGCAAGGGCCACCACGCGGGTGATCGCCGCCACGACGCCGCCGGAGACGCCGGACGGGTCAGAGAGGGCACCGCTGTCGAGGTCGTACGTCACCGTGCCGGATCCGGCGAGCGTCACCTTCTCGGCGACGACCTTGTTCGCCTGGTTGAGGCCCGTGCCATCGGTGAGCGTCTTCGCCCAGGCCGCGGTCATCGACCACGGCGCGGAGCCGAGCTCGGCGGATGTGGTCTTCCTCAGGTTGATCCCGACCGAGATGCTGCCGCTGAGCGCCATAAGGCCTCCTATGCCGCGCGTGCGGCCGAAATCCTGAACGTCTGCATGCGGCGCGAAAGTCGCGTGTCCTGCTCGTCGGTGGGCGCGCCAGGGCCGCCGCTTTCCATGATTCGTTGAATGCGGACGCCGGCGACGATGCGCTCGCCAGGATTCACCGCCGAGGATGCGAGCGCCGCGGATGCCGTCGCCATGAGCCCGTCCGCCGCCGAACGCGTGCCTGCGTAGGCGTCGAGCTGCAGACGATGGTCTTCGAGTCCTGTGGCGCCTTCCGACGACTGCTGCGCGAGCATCGGCCATACCGTGAGGACAAGCGTCGGCCCGGGGAGGGTGTCGCGTGTCGGGATGCGGTCGTCGTATACGCGCGGGCCCACGAGCGCGACGACAGCCGGGCTCTCGAGCAACAGCGTCTTGATGGCGGGGGCAATGGCGATCACCGCCGCACCCCCAGCCAAACCTCATACCCGAATCCGGCATGCGTCGTCACATCCCAGAGGGCCGGCTTCACGCGCACCACCGGGCTCGAGGTGCCATCAGCGAGCACGAACTTGTCCCTCGGATCGATGGGCTCTTTCCGGTGGTCGGCGCCGTGGGGTGCGACGGGCCCCATGAACGCGATGTGGTGGGAGTACTCGATCACCTCGCCGGAAGGCAGATTGATGACGCCGGGTTCCCGTTCCACGAAACCGGCCAGGACGAAAGGGGCGTCGGCGTATTTCGGACGCTCGTCGGCGTCCAGGCCGATCCACGGCCACCACTCGACCGGCTCCTGGATGTCCGTCGTACTTGCGGCAGCGAGCGCGACCGCATCGCGGATGACATCGTTCAGCACAGCAGCGCCTCCTCGAGAGAGACGCGCGGGAACACCGTGAGGTCCGTGTCTCGTGTCGCGTTCACCACCTCCACACCGACCGCACGCAGCGCCTTCGGGAGGGTCGCGAAATAGTGCTTCCAGTCGGTGAACTCGTTCTTCCCGGCCTTCCCACTGCACGGATAGAAGTGCAGCCGGCCGTCGAGGCTGCGCTTGAGGTCGTAGCCGAGAAGGACGATGCGACGCGCTCCGAGGTGGACAGCGAGATTGATGGCCTGATACCCGCTGTTCTTCCCGTGCTTGATCGTGTCGCGCCGTTGGACCTGGAGGCCGCCGCCGTTCTCGATACGCATCACCGTAACGCCGTACTTCGCTGTCTCACCCTCGACGCCGAACCGCAGGCCCTTGAAGTTGGCGAGCAGCTCGCGGTCTTCCGGTCGGTCCCAGTCGACGGCGTGATAGGCGTAACGCAGATCCGCCCAGGGCGCCAAGCGAATCGCGGCGTTGATGGCGATGACGTAGATGCAGCCCGCGGCGTGGGCGTTGTGCACGAGCTCGACATCTGACTGGGTGAGGCTCGGCCCACAGCCGATGCAGACCACAGTCGATTCCGGCCAGAGGCGGGGGGCGAAGGTCAACACGTTTTGGCGACCGTGGAGAACTACAGGGACGCCGGCGCCGAAGGAATGGGAGCCGGCATCCATCGTGTCACCGCGTTAGCGGGCGACTCCATCCAACCGAACGTGACCGGTCGTATCGTTGTCGCCGGCGGCTTTCGTCGCCACGCCGACGAGCGTGTTCGCCGTGGAAGTCTTCGTGAACTTTTTCGCGATGTCGTCCCAGTAGATCTTGGCGAGCTCGGTCCAGGCATCGCCGGCGCCGGATTCCTTCGGCACTTCGACGACACCCGTCACCTGTGCCGAGAATTTTGCGCCGGCGGCGGCCGTGACTGTGGCGACAACGACGAGGGAGTCGATCTTGTACGCCGTGCCACTGACGACGCCGCCGACGGGCGCCGTGAGTTCGAGGGTGTTACCGTCTTGGACGTAGTTTTTCATCGCGCGTTTCTCCTGTCTGCTGCTGGCCTTCGACGACGACGCGTTCTTTTACCTGGGGTTCCGGTACCCGACCCCCCATGGGTGACGGCGAAGTCAAAAGACCGGGAGCTGGTGCTGCTCCGGGGTTCTTGTACCCCGCCCGATAGTCCGCGGCCGCGAAGTTCACATCGAGACGACAGCGGTACTTGATGCCGTCGACGTCGAAGCCCTCCATCTGCCGGACCTCGGGGCCCTCCTGGCCGTCGAGGGTTACGAAGTGCAGGAGCGGGACCTGGCTGGCATCCGCCGCCACGTACCAGGCGAGGATGCTGTTGGCGTCGAGGCGGGACTCGGCGATCACCGTCAGCGGCGTGCGGCCGCCCGGCTGGAAGGGATTCGCGTTTGTGGTCTGTCCGGGCGTGATGACGGAGACGTACTGGTCCGCGATGGTCTCCAGGCTCGCCGGCACGATCAGGTACCGCGCGACCAGGTTCATCGGCGTTGAACCGTCAATGCCCTTCTGTTGGCGCATCGCGGCACGAGCGGCGCCGAGGGACGCGACGGTGATCGGATCGGACGTAGCCGAGAGGTTCGCGTGGTTGGAGCTGAACAGGTTGAAGCCGTCGGCCAGCGCGGCGTTCGTGGTGATGATTGACCACGCGAGATCGCTCATCTTGTCCGCCGACTTGCGGCCGAACGCCGCCGGGATCTCGGCGAATGCACCGAGGTCGTCGTTGATCAAGGCCTGGCGGGTGATCGCGAAGATTCGGCCCCACGTCTTCAGACGCACCGTCTCCTTCGATTCGGTGATGGTGCCGCTCGTGAACTCGCCATGCTCGAGCACCTCGAGCAGCTCCGGCGCATCACCGATCTGCAGGACGTTGAGGGCCCTGAAGTCGGAAGCCGAGATCATCTTGGCGAATGGCCGCCAGGTCTGGGGGGCCGCGTCGTACGCGGCGCGAAGCGTCTTGTTCGCGACGTCGGCCAGCAGCGACGGGAAATCTGAAGTCGTGTGCATGCCCCCGCGCTTCACGAGCATCGCCTCGGCGAGCTGCGACTTGCTCATGGATGTGGTGCGGATGCCGATCGAGTTCAGGTACAGCTTCCCGATGTCCAGCATCGACAGGCCGATGTAGGCCCGGCCTTCATCGTTGACCTTGAAATACTCCGGGGCGACGCGGTGCAGGATCGCGTTCTCGATCCCACTCCGTTTGTGGACGAGCGGGTCCTCGAAGCCACGCTCCACAATGCCGACGCCGCCGGGCGAACGGCCGGGGCCCTCGTCGTCCCGGCCTCGCTTCCGCACCTCTTCGAAGATCTGCGTCTGAGCGTCTTCGAGAGAGACGCCGCTCTGGATGAGGCGGTTCTGGAAGTCGGGGTGGAGCCTGACCGCCGAACAGCCCGAGATGATCCCCCAGCAACGCTTGCGCTCGCGCTCCGCGGCGCGGTCCGCATCGGACGGCTCGACTGGCTCGGGTGCGGGCCTGCGCACGATCGGTGCCGGCTCTTCGACGAGGTACTCCGAGCGCTCGTTGCTGAGGGGTTCCATGGATTTCTCCTTCTTGGGGGGCTGAGACGGGAGGGACGGCGCCGCCTCGGCGCCCGTCACGATTTCGCATTGATTGGTGTCGGCCGGCTTCGCGCCGCGGGCCATGGCGCCGGCGTCCGCCGGGATCGGCACCATCGAGATTTCGAAGGGTTCCCAGTCGGTCGCCGTGCGGACGGCGAGCTTGTTCCCCTTGCCTTCGGCCTCTTCGTACCTGTGGATGCGATAGCCGACGCTCACCGACCGGACGAGGCCGTCCCGAACGTCCTGCCAGATGTCGTCGACGGCCGCGCGCTTCGAGAAACGCACGCGGGCGCGCGCCTGGCCCTTCGCGAGGGTCACGCTGCCCGGCACGACAGCGCCGAGCATGTCGGCGACCGACCACGCGCTGTGGGAATCGAGGAGGGGGCCGCCCTGGTTCAAGCGCTCGAGGCGCACGTGCGCCGGGTCGAGGCTGAGAACCTCGAGGTAGCGCTTGTCGTTCGCCCAGTCGTAGCGCTCGACCCCCGCGCCCGTGGTAAAGGTCAGGTCTACTTCACGGGTCTCGTCGTTGGCCGAAGAGGGAGGAACGACCTCCGCTCGGATCGAGAGCGGAGGCATGTCGACGATGCACGGGGAACGAGGGGTCGGAGCGACTGCGGGCGGCAATTTCGCCATGTGCCCGCATGGTTCGTCTCGCGTTTACTCCGGGGAACTATCCAAATTGGATAGGGGGGGTCTATCCATTTTGGATAGGGGGGGTACGGCTACGGCATGTGCACGCAGCGCAGCCCGCTTGTGGATGGCGTGAGCAGCCAGCCCTTCTCGTAAAGGGCCGTGAGCTGCTGCTGCACGCGTGGTCTCGACATCCCCAGGCGCCGCGCGACGAAGTATTGGGATGGAGCCACGCCGATCGCCCGGTAGTAGCGGACGATCTCCCGCAGGACGTCACGCTGTCGTGCCGTGAGCGGACGGACGACCACATCCTCGGCCATGGTCATACTCCCTGGATCAGCCGCAGCGCGGCGTCGCGACCGCGCATCCAGCAGTCTCTGCAGCCGGCTTCCTCGGGTGGCGTCAGCGCGTACACGCTGGCGATGCTGGCGCCGCTCTCGAGCGCGTTCACGGCCGCGTCCCGGCCGGCCATCCACACGGCCGCCCAATGCGCCCCAGCCGGCGCCAGGGCGCGCGCCGCAGCCAGCCTGGCCTGACGCTCGGAACTGGGAGGGACTGGTTCCTCGTCTTCGGGGAGCTCGACCTCGAGCTCCTCGTCGTCCTCGGGGAGCTCCTCGAGCTCGTCCTCGCGCTCCTCGAGCTGCTCACCGTCTTCGGGCGTCCCGAGAGGGGGGGCGCCGCGCTCCGGCGTCTCCACCGCCGTCGGCGGCACCCAGCGATCACGCTCCGACACGCTCCGCCTCCTCTTCGTCCTCCTCTTCCTGCTCGTCCTCGTCGTCTTCGTCGTCCGTCTCGCTTGGGGCCGGCTTTGGTTCCGGCTCCTGGAAGGTGCTGACGTTCCCGGCCGCCTGCGTCTGCCGGGGGTTGCCTGCCTGCGTGGTGTTTCGAGGATCGCTGTCGAGGATCACCCCGAGCGCGTCGGCCGCCCTGTTGTCCGCCGCGATCTCGGCCAGCACCGCCGCGGGGTCATATCCCCGCTCCCTCACGGCCTCCTGGCGGCTCATCAGCCCGGCGCGCACGAGTCGCATGTACGCCAACCCTTCCTTGTCCGGGTCCACCATCGGCAACGGCGGGCCCGTCCAGTCCGCCTCGAGCTCCACGGCTCCGTCGGCCCCGACGACCTGTGCCGCTTCCATGGCCCACCTCCACACCGGTTCGCACATTTGCGGGATCAACATGCGCCAACGCCAGCCCTCGACGCGCTGCCAATGGCGAATCCGGCTCATGCGCGCCGAGGAGAAGTTCACCTGGCTGAAGTCCCCCGTCAGATCCTCGTAGGAGACGCCGAGCCCCGTGGCGATCGCGCGCAGCATCGCCGTGGCATACGGCTGGTACTCGCTCACGGTCGGAGGCTGGACGACCTCGACCTCCTGGCCGGGCGTCGCGGAGATGATCGACCCGGGCTCGAGGTGGTCCCATTCCGGACTCTGATCGATGTTCGGCGTGCCGAGAGCCGTCATGCTGCCGTCCGGGGTCGTCATGACGACGGCCAGGCACGCCGCGACCTTCTGTTTCATCAAGGTTGCGTCCTCGAACTCGTCGAAATCCTTGAAGCGCAGCAGCACCGGGGCGAACCAGCTCACGCCGCGCACCTGCCCCGGCCGGTCGTGCCGGTACACGTGCAGGATGCTTTCCGCGGGGATCCTGACTGATGCCGCACTGTTCAGGCCCAGGGCCGAGCCGGGGTGCTCGCGGAACAGCCAATACGCCCGCCGGCGGCCGAGAATGTCGAACTCGATCCCGTGCAGGATCACGTTACGCCCGACGAGCTGGCCCTCGCCGTTGCGGATCTCCTGGCTTCCGACCTTGTCGGTGTCGAGAAAGTCGGGATCCAGGACCTGCAATTGCAACGGAATTGGCAGGCCCTCGTCCGGGAAGCGAAGGCGGCGGCGAATGAGGACCTCGCCCGCCTCGATGACGGAACGCAGAACGAGATGCTGCAGGCCGTAGAGATCGTGGCGTCCGTCCGAGTCGCAGTCGCTCGACTCCGCCCAGGCCTTCCACACCTCGTGCACGCGCCGGTTCGTTGTCCTGGGCTTGGCCGTGATGCCCCATCCCACCACGTGGTCGCAAATCGTCGTCAATGCGCTTTCGGCGTACCCGTTGTTGCGCACCAGGTCGCGAGCGTGCTCCCTCAGGCGTGCCAGGTAAGGTCCACTCACCGCCGCGGCGTCACCTGGCGAGCGGAGCCAGCCCGACGTGCGGCGCCCGCTCGAGGCCGCCTCGTAGTGCCGCTGCACCACGCCGGTCAGCATCCGCGCGCGGGCCCGCCGCAGGCCGAGCTGGGGGGCGAACCACCCGACGGCGCGGTCCAGCCAGTTGCCGTTCGACGCCTGGACCCTCTGGTCTCGCATCATGCCCCCTTGCTGGTCGCCGCGAGCCTGGTGCGGCTCGTCCCATCGAGGAGCGCGAGCTGCCGGTCGATCCACGCGAGCGCGCGTTCCATGTCCTCGATGCTGCGGAAGGTGAATTGCTGCCCGGCCACCGTCATCGCCCCAATGATCCCGGCTCCGGCGATCCCAGCGACCAGCTTTTCCCGTGCGACCAGCAACTGTTCGCGCATCTCTATCCTCGATTCCCCCAGAAACCCCCGGGCCGACGATTGCCGAAGAATCCGCTCGGCCGGGCCGGAGCCGGTTTCGCCGCGGGAGCTCCGCCGTCTCCACTGCGATCCGGCGCCTGCGCGACCATCTGCTCGAGGTCTGCCCATTCCTTCTCGCCGAAACGGTCCAACCCGACGATCTGTGCAGCGGCGCGGGCGTAGACGCGAGCATCGAGCGCGTGGTTCTCCCGACCGGGGACGAGCGCCCACTCGTACCGGATGAACCCCTTCTTGTTCTTCACCGAGATCAGGTGCTCGGCCGTGAGCTGCCGGAAGAACTCGTCGTCGTATTCCGGAAAGTGGCACCAGCCCGGAGCGTACGCCTCGCCTTCTGCCGGTCGATCCAGGCGTAGCCAGCCGTAGAGCTCGCTCTTCGCGACGCTGCCGCAGACCGGCCAGACCTTGTACCCGCGCACCGGGCGTTTCCCGGTGAGCTTGATGTCCACGGCCGACGGCGAACTGATGAGCACGGCGCCGCCCACGACACCCTTGACCGCGATGACCCGGTTCAGCGGGTACCGGCGGCACCAGGTGTAGACCTGCTGCGTGTTGTAGCCGGAGTCGACGGCCAGCATGCGGACCGGCATCTCCGCGCCGTCCTGGTGCGTGAAGGTACGGCCCATCAGGGCGTCGAGCTTTTTCCAGGGCCCGTCAACGAGCTCGAGGTTCGCCGTGTCGCCCGGCAACACGGCGTAGTCGATCGACCACGACTCCTTACCACGACCCCAGGCCACGACCTCGAACACGATGCGGTCCTTCTGAACGTCGGCGCCGGCGGTCAGGAGCAGGCCGCCCGCAGGCACGGTGCGCATCACGTAGGGCTCGCGCCGGTCGCGGATGCGTTCCCATTCCGGCGCCTCGCCCCGCTCCGCCCAGGTCTCACCGAGGACGGTGTTTGTGAACACCCTGAACTTCTCGGGGTTCCTGTGGACCCGCACGAACGATTCGGCGATCTGGCCCCACGACATCCAGCCCACCGGCGAGTAGAGCGCGCTCAGGTGATACCCGCGCACCTTCGGATTCGCGTCCGGATCCTCAGGCACCCACTCGCCCGCCGCCAACATCGCCGTTTTCTCGTGGTCCTCGATGATTCCGTCGCAGCCGCGGCAGCAGTAGACCGCCCTGGCCGGCGGCCGCCCGAGCTTCGACCACTGCAAGCGCGCGAACTCGAGTGGCTGCATCTCGCCGCACCGCGGGCACGGCACGTGGTACCGGCGTCGGTCGGTGCTCATGTAAGCGCGTTCGATCGCCGATGAGCCCGCGATCGTCGGCGTCGAGATCTTCATGCGCTTCCGCCGCGCGAACGTGCGTTGCCGCGCCTCGGCGAGATCGATAGGCGCGCCCTCTTCGTCGACGTCCGCCGGGTATCCGTCGATCTCGTCGAGCAGCAACCACCGCGCTGGCATCGAGCGAAGGCCGACCGCGCTGTTCGCTCCGGTGATGATGAGGACTCCGCCCATGAATTCCTTCGTGAGCATGCTGTTGCTCGCGTCGCGCGTGTGGCTGTCCGCCACCTTCCCGGCGAGCTGCGGCGTCTCCTCGAGGAGCGGCGTTAGACGTTGCCTCGAGAACCGCTTCGCCGTCTCGACGGTCGGCTGCACGATCATCGCGGGGCCAGGGCTGTGATCGATGAGATACCCGAGAGCGTTCAGGATGGCCTCCGTGCCACCGACCTGGGCGCCCTTCATGAACACGACCTCCTCGACGGGCGACCTCGCCGACATGCAGTCCATCGGCTCGCGCAGGTACGGGGTGCGCGACGTGCGCCAGGGTCCAGGCTCCGCGCTCGACTTCTGCGGCAGCCGGCGGTACAGGTCCGCCCACTCGCTTACGAGGATCTGCCGGTCCGGCCAGGCGCCCTCCGACCAGCCCTCGTAGACGACGCTCTTACTCGCCACGGGCGAGAACCTCGGCAACCAGTTCGAGCGCCTTGCGGAGCTCGAGGTCGAGGCGCTCGTGAACCCGCGCGGCATCGGACTCGGCGGCGAGCTCTGCGGCCAGGCGGTCGGGAACATTGAGCACAGCGTCCCGGACAGCGCGAGCGCAAGCAAAAGCGTCACGGCGCGCCCTCTCCGCGTCGATGAGCCGGCCGGCCCTCTGCTCGTTCGCGATGCGCAGCGACGCCTCGCGCTGCTCCGCGACACGCATCTGCGCCTGCGCGAGCCCGGACGAGGCCGACGCCGAACCTCCCGGGCTGGGTTGCGATCGGACCGCCTCCCACTCCTTCGCCGCGAGCTCGGGATTCGAGATGCACGGCTTCCCGCTCGCCGTCGTGCCCAACGACCCCGCCAGCCGGCCCGAAATGATGGCCTTGCGCAGCGCGCGGTCCGTGACCCCGAGGTGCTTCGCGAACGCACGGAGCGACATCGGCGCCGCTTTCGCAGGCGAAGTCCTGCGCGTCGCCGGCGCGCTCACCGTCCCCATTCACAGGGCCTCCGTGGTGCTCGCGTACCCATCGCCGAGGTGTTTGGCTAGCGGACACGCGCGAGGGGGCGGGCCCCCGATCACCCAGTCGGGACAAGGACCCGAAGCACCGGGGGGCATACGGGGTGTTCGGGCCTCATTGATAGTTGTGTTTAAACGCGCGCGCTCATCAAACGCATGCGTGAATACGAAATGTGAAATGCTCAATGCGTTTGCAATGAGAGGTCGAGGGTGGCGGTGCGGGGTGAGGGTGGTCATGGCCTGGTTACGTCCTCCACGACGTCCATGAGGGCAGTTACCAGAGTCTTGATGGTGCCGTCCTCGAGGGTGGCCTGGATGTCCCATTTCCCTGTGTTCACACCGACGATGAGCAGGTCGGTACCCCCCTCCTGGTTGTTCGGTGCAGGGCTACCCGCCGTGGCCATAGGCTCGAACGTGATTGACTGTTCACCGGGGCCAGCGATGCGTGCTGCGATTGTGTCTGTCATCGTGAGCAGCACATCACCTCCGAGGCCTGTACTCGCTACACGTGCGCGAATGGTGAATCGCACAATCGCGTTCGTGAGATCGGGCCAGTCCATGGAGGTGAAGGGGGGTAGGTGCCCGGGGTGGTCGGAGGGGTAGTCGTCCCCCCGGGTGAGGGTGAGCTTGCCGGTGGTGGGGTTGTAGGGGGACACCACCGTGACGCCACCTGCCGAGATGAGATCGGTGTGCGTATCGATGGATGCGAGGACGGCCCCCGCCTGGTCCCCTGCATAGGGGCCCGGGAGGGTAGTGGCCCAGGGGTCACCTGCAGCTCCCGCGGCGTTGAGCGCATTCCCTGTGCTACCTGCGGTGAGGTGCCCGGCCAAGGCCTCGTCCCAGACCTGATCCGCGATCGATGTGCTCGAGGGCGGTGCGACGTAGCTCGAGGCCGACATCCGGCTCGAGATCGTGGCGTCGATGTTATCCACGAGCCGCTTGCCGATTGAGCCGATCGTCGAGAGTGCGCTCGTCAGCGCATCCCAAATCGCCTGCACGCCGGCGGCGGACAGCGTGCGTGTGGATGCCAGCCATACATCCGCTGCTGTGTGACTCGAACGGGACGCGATCGTCGCATCCAGGCGCTCTGTCCACTCCATACCAGCGCTCCATCCCTGCACGACGACCTTTTGGTCCGCAGTGCCCGAGGTGGAAAACGCGAAGACATACAGCGCCGCAGTATCGACACCGGACGTGAGGCGATACCAGAAGGCACCGAGTATGAGGTGAGTCGCCGCACCGCCGGTGACGAGAGTCGTCGGCGAACCACTAGCGAGCGGAATCTTGAGCACGTCGACACTGACGGGCAGACTTGGAGCAGCGCCCGCACCACTCGCTAGAAACTGCGCGACGCACACGAGGTTGTTCCCGATCTGGTGAATCGCCACGTGCGGTCACTTCACCTGCGAAAGCGCCGGCAGGTAGTCATTGATGGTTGCGCCCGGAGCCATCGCGTTGGGCGCCGTGATAGCGTTGAGTGCGACTTCGGCCGCGGTCAGTTGCTCTTTCGTGATGTCGAGGTCTTGACGAAGCTCGCCGTTCACGTCCTCGTCCACGTAGAAGTACGGGTCCGTGTAGTCTGCGCCTCCGTCGCTCGTGTACTCCGCGAAAGTGACGCGTGCCTTTTCGACTGCAGTGTAGAGCTCACGCGCAGCTTCACGCGTGCGATTGACGAGCACGACTCTATTCGACTGCGCCACCGGAGTTCTCCCTTCAAGCGAATGGATACGTGCGGCCAGCGCCGCCGTTGTAGAGCGATGCGCGTTCGGCCGTCGTCAGGACGCGCTTCCAGATCCCGACTTCGTCGAGGCGCCCGTTTAGATAGTGGCCGAACGTGGATCGCCCGAGCGCAAACGGCAGGCCAGCTGAGGGTATGACGTAACCGACAAGGATTTCAGAAGCTGGCACGCCGCCGTCGACCTGGATATAAATTCTGTCGGCAGGACGGTCTAGCCATCCAACCACGTAATGCCACGCGCCGGTGGTAAGCACCGGTCCAGCAACAATCCTTTGGGTCACTCCATCGGAGATAGAGAATAGACACACATTGCTGAGGCCGCTATGGCATGCGATGAGGGACGTCTCATAACTCGAGGCCGCGGCCGTGCTCCCCTTGGCCGCAATCACCTGTACTCCGCCTGTAGTATCCGGGCGAACCCATGCGGAGATGGTGAAATTGCTAGTGCCCATCGTGAGGTCAGCAGTCGACGCACAGCCGAGGTATTTGGAGCTGGCCGCTACGAACTGCGCCGAAGAGCCAACGATTCCTGCCGCTGTGCCAACAGAGTTGAAGTCGGTCAGATTGTTGCCGCGTCCCGTCGCATCGACGCGCGTACCGCTGGCCTCGTCGAGCTTCCAATACGCGACGAGTCCCGTGAGCAGCTCGGATTGCGCGCGCGCCGCTGCGCCACCGACCGGCGAGAGCGAACTTCGAACCGGGAAGAGCATCAGCGTCGGATCGGCTTCTCGGCCATCGCCGCCTGGATCGCGACGACGACCTCAAGCACTACGGTTCCAATTGCAACGACGCCCGCCGCTGCTTCTAACTCGGTAATGGGCGCGTCCACTTCGGCGAGATACCGCACCACCACGGAGCAGCTCACGAAGGCTACGGCGAATAGGGCCATCCAGCGCAGGAAGCTCATCGCTGCACGTTGCCCGCGAAGATCATGTTCCCGCTGACCCCAAGCGCAGGCTGCTGCATCGCGCCGGGGTAGTCGTTCAGCGAGACCATCGAATCCTTGACGCCCGTCAGACGGAACCCGCCTCCAGTCCCGCAGTTGGTCATCACGTTCCGCGAGATATCCAAACCACTCGCACGGGTCGTCTCCGTGGCGCCCCCGATTGTCATGCACAACCACGAGCCGCTGATTGTGTTGCCGTAAATCAAACCCTGCTGGATGCTGTTTGCAATGATGCCGTAGCCTTGCCCGCCGAGGTTGTTGTCGGTGAGGGTGTTGTTCGTGATCTGGATGCGGGAGTGCGGGAGACCCTTGCCGGGGATCACGACTACTCCTTTGACATTGCCGTAGGCTTCGATGCCGTCGATAACCACGTCGGTCACGTAATCGCCGCTGTTGCCCTCGATGTTGATCGCGGCGCCGGGATTCGGAAGCGTTGTCCCAGGCATCGCGACGACGTTGCGGTAGACGCCCTTGCGGAATGCGATGAACGATCCACGTGCGACGCTCACATGAGATCGGCCATTGCCTTCGAAGACCACGCGCTCTATCTCGACGTAGTGAGACCCGGCATTACCGCCGATGCCGAGCGCATCGAACCGGAACCCGCGAATGCGTGTGCCGATCATTCGGAAGCCCCTGACGTCGTTCAACCGCATGCCGAAGCGCCAATCGAGGCTCGTCATGTTCGCGGGATCGCCCACGAGCTCGCCGTCGATGAACGTGATGTCGTTGGATCCCGATTTCGTCTCGAACAGCCGGCAGCGCGGTCGACAACCTGGCCGCTCCGTGAAGACCGAACCGGTCGCGATGATCGTGCGACCGCTCGGAATCCACACTGTCTTCGCGCTGTCGATGGCGCATTTCTGGCCGATGATGTTGACCTGGTTGCTGATATCGACCGCCTGCTGAATGGCGTCGGTATCGTCGACGCCTCCGCAGGTGAGGCCTACCGGCGTGTACGGCGTTGGGTATGGCGGGCGTGGGCGTTTCTGGCAGCTCGAGACCAACAGAACGAGGGCAGCGAGTAGCGCCAGTTTTCGCATGGTCACAAGATCACCTCCTGCCTCGGGGTCGCGTGCGCGACCTTCCGCGTCTGTCCGGCCTGTCCCTCGGCTTCTGCTCCAGAGTCGGCTCGCTCGAGCTCGAGTCCGTCGGTGATGTGGTCGTCTCACTCGGCGGCGAGGTCTTCGGGATGCACCAGAGCCCCTCGCCACCGGTGACGATGATCGAGTCGCACTGGATCGCCGTCGGCTGTCCCTCGAGGACAGCGCCAAGCGTGAGAGCGACCAGCGCGTGCATAGAGTGTCAGCTCACGTGGAAGGGGACGCGGCCGGCGACAAACCCAGCCATCTCCCACTCGACTTCGTACGAGCCCTCCTCGTAGAACACGATTCGGCTATCGCACCCGGCGGAATTCAGCCAACGCGAGCTCCCGAATCCGACGCCGCCCGACTCCGACTGGTGCCAGTGAGCCGGTTTACCTTCGGCGTTCGGGTTGTCGTCGCCCTTGCCTTCCATCACGGCGACGAGGCGGCCGTTTTTGTAGACCCGGTATGTCGTCCGGAATTCGAGATCGGCGTCGATCAAATCCTGGCCTAGGAACTCGTCGCCATTGGCGTCACGCCCCATGCCGTAAAAAAACGCGACGCAGCCATAGTTGAAATTATCCCCGCGCGCGATCATGCCGTGATGGTCGGAATACATCACGCCGGGTCCGCCGCCGACGCGCTGCGGCACTTCGACGCCCGCGCAAGTCAGCGATGCGCTCGTCAGGACTTTTATCGGCCGCGTATCGATGGGCACCTGCGGCAACGTCGGACCACCGGGCCGGCCGGGATCGATCGGCCCCGGTGCTGGAGCGATGACCTCTGGCGGTGGCGGGATCAGCTTTTCGAAGAGCGTGAAGAACAGTTTGATTATCGGCTGGAGTTCTTTCAGGAGCAGGAGCTTGTCGAGCAGCTCCCCGAGACCGGCGCCATCAAACGCCCGCGTTGTGCCGACCGGTGTGGCGCCCGACGTTCCGCGTACTTTCATGCGTTCACCCTCTTCGCGATTCGCTATCGCAGACTGAGACAACCGAGCAGTAGACCGATGGACACGAGAAGCACGGGCACGTACAGCGGGCACTTGCCCATGATCGACACGATCGTCGACACGAGCGCCGCGAGATAGAGAATGCAGAGAATGCTCATGAGCCATTCCTCCCAAGCGAGTGAAGTGCGTGAGGAGTTCGGCGACGGAGCTGCGCCGGCGGGTGGGGGTTTGTGTTGGTTTCGGGTTTGGCTTTTTCAGACACCGAGGCGCTCCTCGCAGAGCGCCGCGGCCGCGGCAGGACTGGGCGGGGGAATCATACGCCCGTCGCTGGGGCGGTTGT